AAGCCAGATATTGGTCCTGACTGCTGAGATGCTGCACCCGTGGTTATCGAGGTTCCTGCTCCAACTGTCCTAAGCGTCATTCTCTTTATACAGAATCATTTTATTTATTTATAATTATTCTTCACCCTCAGGTTCAGACTCTACTTCAGACTCTCCCCTATCTGTACCAGCAATAGTATCAGAATAACCTTCTACATCTTTCTGCAACTGTACATCATCTTCAGTTTCTGGTGTATTACCAAAAAGTGAATTAGCTACTGAGTTTTTATGATTACTTATTCTCTCTGCAGATTTAGCATAAAGAGCATCTTTAATCGCATCACTGATACCAGAGGGACTATCATCTTTGGTAATCATATCCATTAATTCATCCATTGTTTTTAAATCCTTACAGTTTATTTATTAGATTTCGCCACCCTTAGGCATTTCTACCTTAGTTTTGGCTGTATCTGATACTTCTGGGTCCATTGCTGGCATTCCCATAGCACCACCATTCATAGAAGTTTCACCTTCTACTTGAGTTGGGTCCATCATCATCATTGCTGGATCAGGTACTACCCCATCCTCAATTTCTTTCTTCATCAATCTATCCTGTTCAAGAATTTCTTCATCAGTTTGACGAAGAATCTTACGTCTTAGATAATCTTGTGAGAAAAATCTACCAACATATGGTTCAGCAGATGCCACCATAGTTAGTCTTTCTGCCATTAATTCAGAATCTTTAAGTTCTGCAAAATGGTTATCATATAGGAAGTCATATTGAATATGCTCACTCATGATATCCCAGTCTTCTGGGGTAATTACATTCTTAAGAAGCAATTGGGTCTTAAGAATATCATTGAATAGATTAGAGAATCTCTTCCTTAATCTACCTACAAACTTACTGAATTTAACTTCATCTCTTAATATCTCAGATGATCTTCCTAAATTAAAACCACCATCTCCACCTATTCTAGTAGGAGGAACATTAAGTGCCTTATAAAGTTTCTCTTGGAAATACTTAATATCAGTGATTTCTCCTAAGTTTTGTCCACCTGGTAGTGTAGTAATCTCAGTTCCTCTACCACCTTCTCTACGTGGTAGCCAGAAATCTTCCAACATAGACATATATTTCTTATCATCTCTAATTTCACCAGTGTCAGCATTATATACTAACTTGTTTCTATACCTCATCATTACGTCTCTGAGGTATTGTTCTGCCTTAACTTTAGGTAAGTTACCTACATCGATGTAGAAAATTCTTCTTTCTGGTGCTCTTGATAGTCTGTAAATAACCAAACTATCCTCAATCATTCTAAGTTGATTGACTGCTTTGATTGCTTTATGTAAGTATGATAAGGTTGATCCCTTATTTCTATCTACTAATCCACTTGTACAATAAGCAACAGAATCCCTAGTCATCTTGATTCCTTTATTACCACCTGTCATTGCAGATGGAGCTTGAGCAGGCCAAGTTGCTTTAGGACTATAGATGAAATACTCTTCAATCTCAGGAAATTCATATTCCATAGGATTGTCATTATTGATGTTAGCCATTCTAACATCCTTTTCTTGCTTCTTCTGCTGTCTTACATAGCGAATTTTCATCGCATCAATATATCTTAATTCTACTATTCCTTCTTCTGGTTTCTTTAAATCAATTACTTTATGATAATGAATTCTACCATCTATATACCAATTTCTATAAATTTCATGTGCCTTCTTATCAAAATCTAAAAGATCTTTAACTGCTTTAAATTCTTCTCTAATTTTAGTCTTAATACCATCAGATGCATTAAGATTATCTAGATCAATTTCTACTGGTGAATCATTAGTATCTGAAACAATTGCTTCCTGTATAATATCTTCAATAGCACTATCACACTCTGGGTGTAATGCCATCTCCCTATATCTTTTTATTAGTTCAAACTCAGTTCTATATACACCTTCAATATCTACATACGAACCAAAAAAACCACTAGTTAAATAGTGGTCTGACCCATCCGCATTATTTTGAGGAACGGGAGATACCACACCAGGTGGTATCTTTTCCGTATCCTCTATTGAAAATCCAAATAACCTTGCCATTATTAAAAGTTAACCATTATGTTTTATTTATTAAGCTCCAGCACCTGCCCTTTCAGGATAGTAGTACTGAACCTTAAAGGTAACTCCAAATTCTTGGATAGTGTCACCTGTGTCATATGATAAGTCTACCGCATCTACTGTTGTAGGCCAAATATCTACGAACTTATATTGAGCAAGAATAACACTATCAGTAGCAGGACTGTTAGAACCTTGTGCTCCAGCAACATTTCTACCTAATTGATAGACTGTTGCTTGTCCCATATAAGATGATGGATCAGTTAAACCTGATGAATCACCATACTGAGCAATGTTCTGAGCCCATGCTTCAAATGCTCTTCTGTGTCCGAAGTCTTCATCATTAATAACTGTTACGCTCCAGTCATCAACTGTTCTATCTCCAGCAACTTTCAAAGTACGACCCCTGAATGGGATGTCAATGTTTCCTACGTTTGATGCAGGAAGAGATGCTGCTTTACATAAAAACCTGAACCTGTCTCCATCAAACTCACCGCCACCATCTTGCTGTATTCCCAGATCTACATTGTCTGGGAAGTTGACTTGAACCTCAAACAGGTTAGGACGAACACCGCCCCCAACCAATTTGGATTTGAACTGAGAAATAGTTCTTTGTGGAATTACTGCCATTTTTAAAATCTCCTTTTGTTATTTAGATATGATAAGTTAAACTCGACCTGCTACTTCTTCAAAGCTAACACCAGTTCTGGTGGCAACAAATGTAAGAGTAACATAGTTGATTGACTTGGCAGGCTTCAGGAAGATGTCTGCTCTAAACTCATTATTATCAATCACATCAGGAGTGTTATTTGTCTCATCACAAATGACTAGGAATCCATATAGACCCCTCTTTGCTTCCACATCTCTTAGATATGGTTCAACAATGTTAACAAAGTTTGCTCTTGTAATCTGATCATTGAGTTCGAAGAGTTGTGCTTCTGCAGCTTTCTGTAATGCTTGCTCAATTGTTAAGAATAGTCTTCTAACATTGATTCTATCAAATGCAGATGCATAACCTAAACCAGTCTTATCTCCAAAGAGTAGAATACCAGTTCCAGGCTGATTAACTATAGAGTTAATTCTTAGTGGATAAAGTTGGTCTCTTTGTGCTTTATCTGGGTTGTAAGCAAGTTTAATTGCATTATTCAAGATTCCTCTCTGCTGTCCAGCAGGTGAGAACCAAGGATAGGCATTAACACTAGTCCTTACACAAAGTCCAGCAACGTCTCCATTAGTTGGTATCCAACGGAAAGCATTATTGAATCTATCATATGTGTACTTGTATCCACTATCAAATATTGCATAAGATGAGGATGGTAATGAACTATAGAACTTAATTACATTATCTGTCTGAGTATCTGTATTAGTTAAATCTACAACGTCTGTTCTATGTGGAGATATAGTTGCTATACAATCTTTTCTTTGACCTGCAATAGCAATCAAACGACCTGCTTTTGCTTGGGACTGTGCTTTATCAGACAGACCAGGACCCATTAACAAGTAATCAACTCCTATCTCATCCTTATTCTTGAATAAGTTGTAAGATGTAATTAGATTACCAAGGGTTGCTTCATAACCACCAGTGGCAGAATAATCAGAACCAGCAGTCAATGTGTAAGTATCATTTCCTATAGCACTAAAAGTGATTCCTTGTGCATTTCTATCCCAAAGTCCATTAGCAGAGGTGATAGGAGTATATCCAGAACTAAAGTCAGTTTGTGCTACAAATCCATCTGAACCATCTGAAGGATTATCTCCAGCATAAACATAATCAGATAAAAGTGCTAAGTAATCCTTATAGTATATCTTCTGTGGTGCATTTTCTGAAGAAACTGCATCTTTTGCCTTGGAAAGATTTAAACTCTTCTCAAGAACATTACCCTGTATACCTGTTACATCTCCAAGATCATCTACAACTACTACATGTATACCATCATTCTTAGATGATCTATCTGCAGCCCACTGTGTAGTATCTGGTCTAGGTGAAATTGATTTCCAATATACTGTTGAGTTTGTCAGTCCAAGTGTTTGTTGGTCATACCAGTCTTTAACATAGTTTGAACCACTTGTAGTGGTAGTAGCTATACCAACAGCACTAGCATTTATAATACTAACTTCATTTCCCTGAACAAATGATCTTGCTTGATCACCTTGAGCATAAGTTATATCGGTGGAGACTCCAGCAGTAGTAACCCTTTGAGTTATCTTAACATCAATTGTTGATGCTCCAATACCTGTAATAATACCTTTAAGATGTCCAGTAAAGTTTGAAGTATCACCTGAACCAGCAACTACTTGATTGGTAAGTGAAGTTGAAACACCAAATCCAACTGTAACACCAGTAGTAGCTCCTATTGCAATTGTTTGATCTGCTTTGTTATCAATAACACAAACTTTAAGATTGTTTGCCCAAGTACCAGGAGTTTTAGCAGCATAACCATATGTCTGACCTACACCAGCATAGTTTGCCACATAATCATCATAAGTTTTAATTTTAAGGTCTGTAACCTGAGTAATGTGTGATCTACTGCCATTAGCATTGACTAAATCACTATCATCAGTTCTTACGACCTTAAGAACTCCCCCATATGATAAGAAAGAAGATGCAGTCATCCAATACTGATACTGTGCATCAGTACCAATTGGTTTTCCAAATGTTTGAATTAATTGATTTTCTGTAGTAATATCAGTAGGTTCATCAATAGGTCCTATTTCAAAAGGACCAGCGATTGCACCGATATTATCTAATACATTTT